TTAATAGCAATTGTTAATGCACCTGTTAGTGCGAAATTATCTTGTATCATTTTTAAACTCCTAGTTTAATGTTATTCTATTAAGTTGTGCCCCGTTGAGCACCTTTCCTGAGATTGTAGTAAGAGTTACTACATCACTAAAAGAGAATGAATGTGCGAAAGTCCTATTCCAGATGAAAGCAAAACTTATTACATCTGAAAGCGTACATACATTCCCTTTACTACCAAAGTAGTCTTTGTTTACTAAAGCGCTGTCATCTAATGCAAACGCATCAGTAATTACTTTAGTTATTTCTGAAACTGTACTATCATTAAATGATACAGAATCAACAATACCTTTACCTACCAAACTAGATAAACTATCAGATAATGTTGCTTGGTCTGATAATACTTTATCTACAGTGCTAGCCATTAATTCTACAAATCCTAATACATCTGTAGCATCCTTACCTCGTTCAACAACGGTTGAATCAGTCATGGTAACTACATCATTAATTACTTTAGATAATTCTGTAATTGTAGTGTCACTAAAGGAAAACGAATCTGTATACGATCGACTATATACTAAAGTAAAGGCTATTAAGTCTGAAATTGTACATACATTGCCTTTATTACCGTAGTAGTTTTTATTTATTAAAGCACTATCATCTAACGTAAACGCATCAGCAATTATTTTAGTTAATGCTCTATAGTGAGAGTCTGCAAGAGATACAGAGTCACTAGTTTCTTTACTAGCAGAAAAATAAGAACTATCAGCGAAAGAAAAAGAGTCTGTTTTAGCTAAACCTGAGCTCTTATCTGCAGCATCTGCAACAGTAAAACTATCTGTTTTTTGTGTAGTAAACCCTTTTAACTGAGAATCTGAAAGTGTAAGAGGGTCTGATGTACTTTTTGCAAGAGAATAATACTCAGAGTCACTTAATGTTGTTGAATCAGTAAAACTTCTAACGTAGGCAACTACTTTAGTAATTACGTCACTTACAGTATATGAATCAGTTAAGTTTTTATTATTAGTTAAGCCGATAATATCAGTAAAGGCAAAAATATTTCCTTTGTTACCGTAGAAATCTTTATCGATTTGAGCAAGGTCATCTAAAGTGAAAGCATCACTAAAGATTCTATTGTATGTAACAACTTTAGAAAAAGTATCAGCTACACTGACGGATTCAGCTATTGTTCCTTTATTGAAATGTGAAGCATACAAGTCGGTAACTGCAGTACTATCAGCTAAACCTTTTGTAATTACCTTAAATACTACTTCGCTTAGTGGAACGCTATCAAATAGCATTAAATTTTTAGAATCAGGATTTACCGATATCTCAGATGCTACAACTGACTGGTAAACTGTTTGTGCCTGTACGATTTCATTAGCAGTCTGAGCTTGTATTCTCTGTATGCTAATTGTGGCACGTATAGCCATTACTAGAAGTCCGCTCTTATCTTAAACTTTAGTTTGTCAAATACGGTTAGAACCTTTCCGGAAGAGTCCGTCATTTCAATCTCACCTTCGTAAGTACCAGCGTCGACGTCTAAAGTCGTGGCATTCCACGCCATATAGCATGTACCATCGGCAGCAACTAAGAGGCCGCATGTCATAGTATCTAAGACTGTGTCTCCGCCTAAAGAACGGAATTTAACTCGTACTGTCTGCCCTGTTAGATTAATTGGAGCCCATGTAGTAGGGTCATCCTCGTCAAGAATTTTACCCGTCGCTGCTTTAGTCGAATCACGAAGCGTGAAGTCCAGTTGTGGTTTATCATCCCCGGATACGAGGTTGATTGTATCGTAATATGCCATTCAGGCCTCCAATATTTAACCGACTAGTCGGGTTGTTCTCAGCATTTGGTATGCATTAAAGTTAGGTTAACTTTACCCTAACGGTACCTCGGTGTCAACTAAAAGTTAACGGGTGCTACGCGCATGTTAACGCGTCTGGTATCTCTACCTTTAGCTGCACACATTGCGCGTTCAAATTCAATCTGGCTTCTCATAGAAACATCAGGGTCACTCCACTCCTTACTAGGGATACCGGCAATTCGAGCAATAGCTCCTGCTGCGATATTACGACCGTGTGATTCAAAAATAAAGTCTTCTATACCTTTAGCTGATAAGCTAGGTTTAACTACTAAAACGCCAGTAAATGTATGCTTGGAAAGCGGTGTAGGGTACATACGTATGCTAGCATCCTGGAATACACTGTAGTGTGTAGGAGTACCTGTTATGGCAGAACCATCGGAGTCAGTACTAGGGAAAGAATGTCTCTCCGATACGCGTGTAATAGGGATACCATCTAGCATAAGTACCATAATATTCTCTAAAACGGCCCTATTAGGCACATCTAACTCGTAATCTGAGGTGTTTTTGCTAGTATAACTAGGTTCTAAATTGTAGCGCCATACTTCGCTATTAGCACAATATTCCGCTGCCGCTTCTTGTAAATGCGTTTTTATAACGACTTCAGGGCATCCTGGTACATACGGTTGAACGTATGGATATAACTTATCCCATGTTATTGCCATTAGATAGCCTCCGTAGGTGCAGATGCTACATCACTCTGTGTTTTATCACTTATTCCTGAAATGAACGCTTGGTGGTGTGCACCAGCGCGAGCTGCATTAGCCGCATGTTCAGCATCCTTAGAAAAAGCGCGATACAACACCCAGTCGATAATAGCACTGAGATAAATATCATCTAGTTTGATAACTTCCGTATTACTACCCGCTGGATTCAAATCCGACTCAGATAGCGCATGAGCTACTGGCGTGTCAGCATACACAACTTCTATTTGTGCAGCTGTTGTAGCTGGTGGGTATACGAAAAATTCTTTAGGTTGTCTTGGGTCAAACGTAAAGTTCTGGACATTAACCGTACCGGTTTCACCATGCCAAGAAGGACGTTGGTCGTCCAAGACGCTCCTACTAATAAGTCTAACTACTTTCTTTTTAGAGGAAGCAGCTAGGTTTCGAACTATGTCTATTAGACGTAGTGCGGTAGAGAAACCTGTGGTTAGAACCTGTCTGGTTCCTACAGCACAAGTAAAGGTACCCGTTTTAGAATTAGCGTCAGGGCGCAATAGAACAATTTGTAGATAGGATTCATTAATCCAGTTCTGCAATTCTAGTCGCGGCCAGCGAATGTTACTATCTTGAATAACATCCTCGACACGTTTTATAACGTCAATAGCTTTAATTGTTGCCACAAGTCTCTCCGTTGTAAGTACGTAAAGAGAGGGGAATCCCCTCTCAAGTTAGTGTTGCTTATTAAGCAGTACCAACTAACGCTGTTACTAGAGCTTCGCTCTTAACAACTTTACGGCCGTAAACAGATAGACCACGAACGATATCGCCGAAGTCTGTTTGGTTACGTAGAGGCTCAGTCTTAGTGATTTGCGCGGCAAAAGCACATGCGTGCTTAGTACCCGCAACCATCATACGACGCTTCTTAGCACCTGATAGTGAAGCACCACCTGAAGTAGCTGATAAACCAGCAACTAACGCTTTACCTGCAGCACCGTGAGGTAGTAAGTTAGATACGTATACAGTCATACGGTCTAGCATACCAATCTTACCAGTACGAATTGTGCTTGACTGGTCACCAGTGAAGTACGCTTGCGCAATGCTAGATTGCATTAAGATATTACGGTCTTTAGGTGAGATGATTAACCAACGACCATCTTCAGGAACGTTTTGCTCATCCATAGTAGCAGACATCTCTAGAATACCGTTAAGTACGCCAGCAGCAGAAGTCTCTACGATTGGAGCAGCATCAGTACCTAAGTTGTAACTAGCTGAAATTGCACCAGCAGTAGCACCTTTGTTAAGCGCAGCAGCACCTTCAGTTACGAACCAGTTGAAGAAAGTTTCATTTTCAATAGAAATCTTCAATTGCTTAGCAGCATCATCAGTGAATGTGTTCATTAAGTCGATATCAGCTTGATGCGCTAATACGTCGTTTGTTTGAACAGAGAAGTATTTACCTTTGTTAATCTGCATATCTTGGTAGATAGGCACAGGAACTTCGCTTGTTAGTGTTGAACCAGCTGTGTAGTCATTAATAGTAATTGACGGTGCAGTACGGATACGAATAGTATCACCTTGGTTTTTGATTTCGCCTTCCCAGTCAGTGTTAGACACTTCTGAAAGCATTGTGTTTGCATAAAATTTAGCATTCAGCTTGTTAGACCACAATTGTGGAATGAAACCACCTGAATACGTTGGGCTGGTGGTGAACGGGGAACCCGTTGGAAATACAGTAGCCATTTTCTTACTCCTTATAAAAGTTTAACAGTGTTGGCTAACTTATTCCCATAATCGTGACTAGTTTTGTACTCGTCCTTCCATATAGGCGGCTGTTAGCTCAGCTTCAAGTTTTGCCGCTTCGTCATACTTACCCTTCGTGTTCAAAGCCTTATTTTTAGCCCAAGCTTTATCCATCTGTTTAGCTGAATAAATCTTAGAACCAACTAGACTCTTACTTGCACTAGTGCTCGCAGAACGATTTGGCGTTACCTGCTTCTCGAGTTCAGCTTGGCGATTACTCTTAGTTTGGTCAACAGGGTCAACACTTTCTCTAAATAACTTCACATAGTGAGCTACTGAGTCTGCATCGCCTCTATCAAACGCACCTTGAGCTTGGTCTCTGCGTGGTCCCCTAGACATAGGGTCATACTCATTCAACCATGAAACCCAACGCTCGTCGTTGTCAAGTTGGTCAAATCCAGGAACTAAAACATTTAGTTTCTGAGTAAAACCCATCTCGCCAACTTGGCTACCGGTACTTGAGACCTGCTCACGCAGCTCTGCAATTACTTTCTCCTGTTGTTCAAAACGTCCATCATATTCTTGAGAGACTTCTTTCGCAACACGTCGTTGGAAATCAATTAAATCATCACCGTACTCTTCTCGATCAGCATCGGTTATATAACTAACTTTCTCTTTCGGTTTCTCAGTTTCAGCTTTCTTCGCGTCTTCCATACCCTTCTGGATACTTCCTAACTGCTCCGTTAGCTCCCTAACCTGCTGGTGCAGTCTAGGTACTTCAGCATCATACTTACCTTTTAGGGTACTGTACTTCTGCTTAAATTCATCTGGTACTCCGTCCGAAGTGTCAGTCGGCTTTACTTCTTCAATTACTGGTTCTTCCGTCGGTTGTTCTTCAGTTACTTCAACTTTGGTATCCTCAACGATTGCCAACCCTTCTTTCTTGGGGTTCTCGTCTTGGGCTAATTGTTTCTCTATTTCTTCAACTTCAGCAAGCTGTGCCTGCACTTGTTTTGGCAATGCCATTTTCTTTCTCCTTAAAGCACCAACTCTGTTTTGCAGCGTCCTATTGGTATGCTGCTCCCGTTATGGTGTGCTTAACAAACGCGGTAATTCCTTACCGCTCCTTAATCACCTTCTGCGATTCATCAATCGCTTTCAGTAAGTCTTCAAAAGCTTCTGCTCGTCCCTGCAAACGGTGGAGTATTCCCGTTTCGTTTGCGTACACTAGCTTCTGCTTTGCTCCTTCAAGTTCATTCTTAAGGAGTGCTAATAAGGCTTCGTTTCCTGGCTCTCGTAACCCATTTAGGGCTCTAACGGCCTGTGTTTCTAACTTATTAACGTAAATCATTTAACTGTATCATACCAAATAAAATATTAGTGTGGTACTTATTTTTATCTACCATTAGGTTTAGGGCTAAAATTGTTGTCTTGGCGCCCGCCCATCTCTGTACCGTCTTCCTGTAAATTCGCTGCTTGCTCCTGAGCCATCTGCTGTTGCTGCATCTGCATCTGCATCTCTGCTTGCTGCTGTTGCTGCATCGCTGCTAGCTCCTGTTGTTTTTGGATGTCCTCACGAGACGGCACAAGCCTGTCAATATTGGTATTGAGATTTCCAGCGAGGTCGCGTAATAGTTCAGCCGTTCCCGGTAAGCCAACAATTTGCTGTGCAACAGGGCTTTCCAGTACCAGACGTAAGAACTCAGTTTTACGAACAGCTTCAGCTTCTTTAACGACAAGCGACGTTGCGCCTCGTGCGATAATTTGTACATCTCCAATTAGCTCCGGGTCTTGTGAGTAACGTAAGTTTCTCTGGTACTGTCGCTCAAGCATCGGGTTAAGCACATCGTGGTCGATGTTACCGATTACCTGCTTAATACTCTTACCTGCGTTAGAAATTAACATAGACAGACCGGACGATGTACGACCTGCACCTGGGACATGCTGTCCCGTCATATATTTAGGAATACCTGTGATATCATCGGCGATATCCATAAAGCGGTCAAACACTGCCAAAAGCTCGGAAGCATTTGACTGTGGTTGGAAAAAGTTTATCGGTTGAGACGCATCTCCGTACTCAGACTGCTGGAACTGCCAAATCTTCCAAGGGTACATCTGTGTGATGTCTTCCCCTGCTGGTAGGCGACTTACATTAATTCCTACTTGAGGACCAGAAGAAATACCCATGTTGTTAGATAGAGCTCTTGCCGCAGCGTTACACATGTTCTGTGCGTCCATACATAAGTCTGAAACACCGTTACCGTCGATACGTCCTGGGACCTTCTCGAACGACGTGGTGTAATATGGTTTACGACCGATTGGGTCATAATTAAGCACAGCTTTAATAACTGTGTTGTCTACCATCCATACTTCACATGGGTATGACAGCTGAGGGTCTTCGATATCTTTCTTATCTAAGCCCCACTCTAGTAGCATCTTACCTGGGATAGAGTCCCACAGTTGAATCGCAGCTATTAAGTCTCCGTCTACTTCGTCGAAATCTTTACCTTCTAGTGCTTCAAACTCAGAGTCATCGCGGTCTAACCAGTCGAAACCGCCTGCACCGAAGTCCGACAACAACGAACGTACTGACGCCTCGTCGTACCCCTCGACGCCTATCATAGCCTCGACGTCTTCTCTAGTTAGGTGGTGGATTTCTACTACAGGCATGTTCTGGATGTCGTCACCCCACGGTGCCCAGTAGAATTTGTACGGGTCAACTCTTTCCCACTCGTCTCTAACGACTTCTGTAGTAATAAGTTCTCCGCCATCCCACTTCAACGTCTTACGTTTACGTGGAACGGGGCCCTTCAACACAGCATACGGGTACGTAGCTACATCGTTAGTAAATTCAAATAGTGCTTTTACGAAGCCGCCCTCTAGGAGCTGGTCTTCCATTTTCTTCTCCATACGGTCAACACGTTTGTCCGCATCGAACTTCATCTCACGCATAGCAGTGTCTTTCATACCTGACGCTAGGTGCTTAAGTGAGCTTTCGTCTAGTGCATCTCCGCCTTCTGCGTAAAATTGCTGCAAGTTCTGCTGCATAATACCTTGTAGGCGGTCAATTAATTCTGGTGGAACTTCTGGAATTGGAGTCGCTGAAATAGACCAAGGTTTGTCGTCACCTGTACCTAGTAAGGTATCACGTAACCAAGCTGTAGCCGTACGACATTTCGTACTAACAATACCCATGAATAATTCTGAGCCACCCTGTGCTTTAATTTCAGCTAGTTTCTCTGGGGCATACTCCATGTTACGAGCACGAGCAGTTTCAATTAAGCGAGGCTCAATCTCCTTCTTCTTGTGGTCGCGCATCGTAGTCCATCGTTTACGCGTGTGAGCAGCTAAACCTACTAAAAGGTCACTTTGTTGTTTTTCATCCGACTCACGTTTCGCTCTGGCTTCAATATCAGACGCACGTTCAACGGGGATTAGAGCAGCACCTAAAGCCATAAATTCCTCTTTAACATAACAGTAATGCCTGTTATGTTATCATCTAATTCTAAGAGTGTCAAGTCCATCCAACTGAGGAAACTTTCGTTACCTCCCTACGACGTCCTTGGTTGGCTACCGAACCAAATACCTCACCACCATCAGCGTGTAAGCAGAGGTACTGAAACGCATCAGCAACATCAGACCATGGGTGTGACTTCTCTGGTTTCTCATCTTTCACTCCCTTGTTATTTATTTTGTATCTGTACTTACCCGCCAGTGCTTGAACCAACGATAGGGCTGAGTCGGGGTCTATCATAAGCCCGTACTTACCATCGACAACACGGGTCATGTATTTTTCTACTGCTGCCAGTCGTGCCGCTACCGAGTTAGTTTTCGCAGCTTTTATAGAAAATCCTTCAGCTCTATATATGTCAGCTACTGTTCTCTCATCTGTCTGCGCTCTCTGAAATGCTGCTGGGTCAATAATGATTAACGAGCTGCGTCCTGGAAATTTGTTAGCTAACAGAGGCTTAAGACGTTCTCTTACGAACATAGTGCCTATGTTCAGTGAGTCTCCACTGCTTATAGGCATCGATGCAGGGCTGACACCAGCCGCTGTAATCGGGCAGATAATATATGATGGTCGCTTGGTTATTTACGACTCGATAATTTCAGAAGACATGGGCGCCCTACGGTTCGTAAGAGAACGTCTTAAGCCTCTGTTAGCTAACAAATTTCCAGGACGCAGC